TGAAGATTGTCGGGGTGACCATCGCCGAGCACGATCAGGAGTTGGACGCGATCGGCACCCCGCACTACCCGCTGACCGCCATCATCGAGACCCGCTTCCCGACCTACGACGGCTACAAGAAGTCGTGCGCGGTCTTCGCCTGCGCGAAGGACGGGAGCTTCCTGGGGGCCCTGAGCATTCCCGAGCCATGATCGCCACCACCTTCCCCGAGGCCAACCGCACCTTCGGACCGCCGCCCGGCTACGCCGAGAGCCAGATCGTCCCGATCAAAGCCTTTGTTGGCCGGGTGGGCGTCGGATCGGTCGACGGAGATCCGCTCGTCGTGACGGCCTGGCAGCCGACTGCGGCCGAGCTCGAGGCCCTGAACGCCGGCGCCCCGGTCTTCTGCTCGTTCATCGGGGGTCTGCCGCCCCACTTCCTGACCACCAACTTCCGCGAGGCGACGAATCCGGCATGATGATCGACCGGGAGGACAGCCGATGACCCCGAAGCAGTTTTACGAACTCTGCGGCAAAGCCGACATCCTGACTGGAGCCTGGAGCGGCACGCCCTGGGAGGATCTTCCGGAGGACACCAAGATCAACGTCGTCTCGGCTGTGCTCAGTGCCCGATTCGGACCGCCCGATAGCCCGATGGTTGTCCTCCATGACGAGCACGGCGCCGCCTTCTCGATCAAGCTGGGCGACATCAAGGGCTTCGACGCGGCCGAGGCAGGCTCGATCATGTTTCACTTCGTCGACGGAGAGCTCGCCCAGAACCGCGTCCAAGAGTTGCTGGACATCGCCGTCGGCCGGTATAACGCTGCCGTCAAGGAGTTCTCCCGATGATCACCCGCCGCAGCTTCCTCCGCCTGCTGGGCCTCGGCTCGGCCGCAGCCATCGTCGTCCCCAGCAGTTTCTCGCTGGGCCCAACCCTTGTTGGGGGCATCCCGGTCGAGCGCCGCCGGACGGGGCGCGTTGTCCCCAAGAACGCCTTCCACGCGCCGACCTTCCTGGTCGACACCACGCTGCGCCTGAAGGGCCCGATCGTGCCCGGGGTCGACGGCCTCGTGATGTCGAACTGCCACGTCACCTTCGCGAAGGGCTACACCGGGCCTTTCCTCTGGGTTCCCGATGACATTGCCGGCGACGTCCAGGTGAGCCACTGCTACTTCGACTTCCTGCCATGAGCCTGTCACGTCGATCCTTCCTCAAGCGCCTCGGCATTGGCCTCCTCGTCGGGCCGGCCGTGGTCAAGGAGTTGCTCCGTCCGGAGACGGCCGAGGAGCGAGCGATCCGTAGCTTGGTCGCGTTCCAGACCAAGGTCTTCGATCTTATCGACGAGGCGAAGATCGACGTCTACCAGCTCGCCCCACCGAGAGAGGTCACTTGGTCGAAGGGGATCTCCTACGAGATCAACGACGTCGTCCAGGCCCTGCAGGCTAACAACTGGGAGACGCTATCAGCCAAGCGATTCGTCGTTACGACGGGGCGCCAGTCGGGCCGAACGGCAGCCCGCCAGGCAATCCGGGACTCGTGGAGGCGCGTGGCATGAATCGGCGCCACTTCCTCAAGACGCTGGTCTTCGGCGCCGCCCTGGTGACGCTCAACGCGAACAGGACGGTGCGCGGCGTGAAGGCCCTGGCGCGCGCCGCCGCGGATGGCCCGAAGACCTGGATCACCCAGCGGGCCTACAACGTGCCGATCGGATCAGTCGTCTACCGTGACCGGATGGGCCTCCCCCAACGGGTCGACGAGAAGACGCGGGGCCTCGCTGTCGGCTACATCAAGCGGATCTCGCCGGACGGCCACACGGCCTACATCGACCTCTTCACCGATGACACGGAGTACCGGCGCCAGCTGACTGAGGTCCTGGCTTCCGCCGGCGGCCGCGACCTCGGGATCGGCTGGGCATGACCACCCTCATCCAGTTCGGCTTCCTGCTGATCACTGCGGTGATGATCATCGACCTCTACCGGAAGGCCGTGCGCCGGGCGGCCGCCTGGTGGGTGATGCGCCGCAGCCTGCGGGCATGGGAGAAGGCCTGGGCGAACCGCCCGAAGGCGCAGATCCTGAAGGTCGGGGAGGCCTACGTGGACTCCCGGGGCAACCAGTTCGTCGACGGCTTCGCGTTCGACTGCCAAGGCCGGATCCCGGCGATCGAGTTCGGCCCGAACCGGGAGATCGCCTACGCGGGCTACACCGCCCAGGAGTTGGCGGAGATCACGAAGCGCCGGAAGGAGTTCGAGCAGTGAGATACATCGTCAAGGCTATCAGTCGCACGCTCGGCAACCTGACCGGCCGGCGCGCCGCCAGGCTCGATCGCCTGCGCGGCGAGCGCGACCTCCGGACCTGCAAGACCTTTGAGATGGTCGCGCGCCGACTCGCCCGGTGCGCGCCGACCGATGGTGAGCGGAAAGCCTGGAAGACCGCAGCGGAACGGGGAGAGATGGGCCGGGTATGGTACGGCTCCAGCTGGTTCCGCTCCTCGGACATCTTGCTGTGACCGAGTCGCCCGCGGCGCCGCCCCCGTCCGCCCAACCCCCGCTGCCGGCCCGCTCGGACCCGCTGATCGACTACATCAGCTTCCCGGAGTACTTCGCGGACCTCTTCGTCCCCGAGTTGAAGATCAACCTGCCGCTCAAGCAGGCGCACCGCGACATCTGCGAGATCCTCGAGGCCTCCTACATCGGCGAGATCGAGCAACCCTTCATCTGGATCACCATGCCGCCCCGGATCGGGAAGAGCATGATCCTCCGGGCCCTGGCCACCTATGGGGAGGGCTACTTCCCGACCTCCCAGATCATCCTGACCGGCTACAACGACGACATCGCCAAGGAGTCGCTCGGCTGGGTCTCGAGGACGATGAAGGAGCAGTGGTACAAGGACTTCTTCGGCGACCTGGTGCACGGCGACAAGGACGACCACCTCTCGACCGTCCAGGGCGGCAACGTCTACGCGGAGGGCGTGGGCGGGGCGCTCCTCGGCAAGGGCGCGGGCCTGAAGGATCCCGCTGGCGGCTTCATCGGCGTCGACGACCCCGCCAAGGCCGACCAGGTCCTCAGCCTCACCGTCTCCAAGAAGCTGAACATGTGGGTGGAGAACCCGCTCCTGCACCGCCGCAACTCGGACCGCTGGTGCCCGATCATCGGGATCTCCCAACGCCTGGGGCTCTCCGACATGCCGGAGTACTTCAAGCGCACCTACCCGAAGGAGACGCTGATCATCAAGTGCGCGGGCTTCAGCCGGACCGTCAACGGCTGGCGGTCGAACTTCCCCGAGACGATCTCGGACGACCGCTACGAGCAGCTGCAGCGCACGCGCGTCGGCCGCTTCGTCCTGGCCTCGGTCTACCAGCAGGAGCCGATCGCGCTCGGCGGCAACATGATCCCGACCGACAAGTTCGCCCGCCACCAGGACTACGAGCTCCTCTGGGAGGAGAAGATCCTGAGCGCCGACCTGGCCCTAAAGAAGGGCCAGGAGAACGACTACTGGGTCTGCCAGTGCTGGGGCCGGCTGGGCGGCAAATGCTACCTGCTCGACCAGATGAAAATGCAGTGCAACACCGCGGAGTTCATCAAAGCGGTCGTGCCGTTCTACAAGAAGCACAACGACGCCCAGCAGTACTACCCGGTCGGCCGGTTCCTCATCGAGGACACGGTGGCGGGCCCGGGCGTCATCTCGGTCCTCAACGAGGCCGGCATCCCGGCGACGCCCGTCCAGGTCGTCAAGGACAAGGCCGCGCGCGTCTCAGACATCCTGGCCTACATCGAGACCGGCATGATCCTGATCCCGGCCGACAACGACATCCACTCCGCCCATTGGCTGCCGGACTTCCTCGCCGAGTGCTCGGCGTTCTCGCAGGACCTGACCCACGAGCACGACGACGCCGTCGACGCCATGACCCAGGCGGTCTCGAACCTGCTCGGCGAGGGAATCTCGATCCTCCAGGTCCTGGGGGTCAAGTAGGCCGCCGGGCTCCGCGCTTCGGCCGGGGGGGCTGGAACGCCGACCGGCGTCCACCGTTCACATGGGGCCGCGGCATCGTCGCCATGAAGGCCTGGACGGCCTTCTGCTTCTCGGACTCGATCAGCGCCACCAGGTCCAGGTAATCGATCTGGCCGACGTGGCCGACTTGGCAGTTCGGATCCACCCAGCACTTCCCGCCCATCCGGCGCCAGAGCTGCGAGAAGTAGTAGTCCTCGGTGATGTAGCGGGGAAACTCGCGGCCAAACCAGTTATCCTTGATGACCCCCATCCCGAAGAGGTCGTGCATCCACTGTCCCTTGACGAGGCCGACCACGGCCGCCTCCTCGTCGCTCTCATAGCCGCGCTCCGGGAACTCCTCGATCATCGAGTCGACGACCTCGAGGTTGACCTTCAGGAAGCCGCCGCCCACTGAGATCATCGGCCAGAGGCCACGCGGATGCATGGCGGCCGGGTTTGCGGAGTCGAACTCCCCCACCCAGGAGAACGGGACCTGCTTCTTCGGATAGAGGGCGCCGACGAAAAGGTCGGGGTGCTCGACGATGTGGAAGACGTGCTCGGGCCCGAACTTGACGTCCGAATCCGCTAGGACCATCTCGCCGGCCCCCGAGCAGCGCGCCATGTAGGTCAGGATGTTGCGGGCCTTGGCGACCCCCTGGCCCCCGACCTTCCGGATGATGAAACGGAGGCCCTTGTCGTTGGGGGCGATTTCGAGCGAGGCGAGAACGCGCGCAGTCGACCAGAGGGGGTCGCCCGCCGCGGGGATGCCGATGAAGACGAGCTTCGGGTCACGGTCGGCTGCCGCGACGGGTTGCAGTGGGTCCATTGGGAAGACGCTTGACGGACAATCCCCGGGGGTGCAAGAACGGGTTCCGCCCGATTGACCATGTGATGAAACTTGAAACCGAAGAACGGCTGGGGACGGTGCTCGACCACTTGGGCCGCGAGGCCCGGCAATCCCCCGAGCTGATCGTCCAGCGCTTCAAGCGCGAGATCGCTTCGATCCGCGAGGACGTGGAGCGCAACAACGCCGGCCCGAACGGTTACGGGCCATGGGGGTTGAACGGCCTCCTCAACGGCGTCTTCGCCGGCGCGCCCCAGAACGGCGCCTTCTCGACGATCTCGCAGCCCTACACGCTGGCGAACTCCAACGCCTACACGCCGGTCTCGCTCAACCTGATCCTGCTCTCGTACTCGTACATGAGCCAGGGCTTGTTCCGGACGGTGGTCTGCCAGCCGGTCGACGACGCCTTCCGCGGCGGCGTGAAGATCAAGTCGGCCGACCTGGACGCCGAGGACGCCGCGCTCCTGCAGCGCGCCATGAAGCGCACCCAGCCCCGAAGCGCCTTCAAGAAGATGGCCAAGACGATCGGCGGCTGGGTGAACTACAACGCCTGCGCGGATCTCTCACGGTCCGATTACTCGGCGATCAAGCATGCCCTCTACTGGGGGCGGCTCTACGGCGGCGCCGGGGTGATCGTCAACACCGACCAGGACTTCCGGAAGCCGCTCGACATCGATGCGATCCGGCCGGATTCCCCGCTGGTCTTCATCCCGGCCGACCGCTGGGAGCTCGTCCTGTCGAACCAGAACATCTTCGACTCCACCCAGCCGATCCCCTTCAACTACTACGGCTACCCGCTCAATGCCAGCCGGGTCCTGAAGATCCTCTGGAACGAGGCGCCGTCCTACATCCGGCTCCGCCTGCAGGGCTGGGGGATGTCCGAGATGGAGCATTGCGTCCGGACGATCAACAGCTTCCTCAAGTTCGAAAACCTGATCTTCGAACTCCTCGACGAGGCCAAGATCGACGTCTGGAAGATGAAGGGCTACAACTCCCTGCTGGCCTCGGCGAACGGCACCGAGCGCGTCCGCCAGGCGGTCCTGCTGACCAACCAGCTGAAGAACTTCTCGAACGCCATCGTCATGGACAAGGACGACGAGTACGAGCAGAAGCAGCTCGGCGGAATCTTCACCGGCCTCTCGGACGCCTGGGAGCAGCTCCGCCTCAACCTCTGCTCGGACCTGAAATTCCCGCGCAACAAGCTCTTCGGCGAGAGCGCCGGCGGGTTCTCCTCGGGCGAGGATTCCCTCGAGAACTACAACTCGATCGTCGAGACCGTCCGGGAGGTCGCCGAGCCCCTGGTGATCGAGACCGCCGGGATCCGCTGCCAGCAACTCTTCGGCTTCGTCCCGGAGGACATCGAGTGCGAGTGGCCGTCGCTCCGGGTGATGAAGCAGACCGACATGGAGATCGTGAAGACGGCCAAGCAGAGCCGGATCACCGAGCTCTACAACCTCGGCCTCTACGACGGCAAGGAGGCATCGGAGGCCCTGAAGAAGGAGGACCTGCTGCCGGTCGAGACCGGCGTCCTCAACGGCACCCGCGAGGCGGTGGCGCCAGGCGCCGAGGAGGCAGGCTTCGCCGAGGAGGCCGAGAAGCGCGCCGGCAAGAAGCGCGTCTTCGGGGGAGAGTCCAAGCCGAAGAAAAAGGCAGCGTGAACCCCCAGACCGTCAGCTTCGGCAGCACCGAGAAAGCTCCGGCCGTGGCCGGCGCCGATCTCCAATATGGCGACATCGTCTACTGCGAGATCAACGCCGTTCGGCCGAGCGATGAGAGCAACTTCATCGGGGCCTACCTGGGGACGACCGCGCTCGGCGCCGTGATCCTCTGCAACCTGGACGACTGGCAGCGCTTCCAGCGCGGCCTGATGGGCAACACCGACCTGCGGGTCCGGTCAGCCTTTGAGGTTTTCAAGGAAGACGGCGGCGAATCGGTTCGGGTGGCGGTCTTCCGCAAGCTCGGGTCCTTTACCGCCCATCCTTTGGGTGTCCCCGGTCAATGAGGCTCCTCCGCAAGATCCGGCTCGTCGTCTATCGCTGGCGGCTCCGCCGGGCGCAGGCGGCCGTGCACCGCCTCGAGCCCGTCGTCCAGGAGATCCAGCGCCAGCAGGGCTTCGTCGAGATCTTCGACCCGCACCTCGGCCGCGAGCCCCAGAAGCTGGGCGACTGCTACGCCCTCCAGCAGCTGCAGAACCACTACGGGCGCCACGCCGCGCGCCGGATCTTCTCCGACCTGGTCACCGGCCGCATCAAGACGGTCGCCATGGATGCCCACTCCGACATGGCCTTCCGGGAATGAGCATCAACCGCGACAGCGTCGACTGCCGTCTCGTCGACCCGGTCGGCCCGACGTATCCGGCCCCATGGTTCCCCAGCGCCTCCGAGGCGCTGCTCAAGGGCCCGGGCGACTTCTTCTGGACACGAGACGCCCAGGGGCGCGCGGTCGAGATCGTCATCTGGATCCCGGGCAACGAGAGCGGGACGGTGGCACCCATCCCGGTCGTCAACGGGGCGCCGCAGAATGAGGGCCCATGGGGATGGAACGGCAACGAGCAGAAGCCAACCCTGCAGCCGAGCATCTTCCGCAACCCGCCTCACAAGGACCACCCGGATCCACGAAACTCCTGGCACGGCCACCTCATCGACGGGCGCCTGGTATCATGCTGAACGCAATTCCTCTGCCTGGATTTGTCGAGCAACCGTGCGACCCAAACCGTCGAGTTCCATTCGTGCGGTCCACAGACTTCGGTGAGATGCCTCCAGGATCGTGGGGGATATTCGGGGGAGGCCTCGGTCTGATGACACGATGCCCAAAGTGCGGCGGTCGAGCAGGGCTCGATCTCCACAGCGTCGACGCGAACGGCGACGCCAATGCGAGTTACCTCTGCGCCAGGGGAGAGATTTGCAACTTCCACGTCTACGTTCGGCTCCTCGATTGGGATCTCCCTCCCAAGCCGGCCAAGACCCGATGGAAAGACGGAAAGTGGCAACCGAGGGACATGGCATGAACATCTGCAAGCCCCATTGGGATGAGCTCAAGGCTGCGATCACAACGCGGGGTCTCGGCGACTTCATCGCCAAGGACGGCCACGAGTTGATGCGCCAGATGGAGAAATCCCTGACGGATCCGGACGTGCTCCACCTCGAGGACTTCGACCCTCTGATGGCGGCCAACAACATGATCGTCTCCCAGGCCCTCGAGACGGCCGGCCTGGGGCTAATGGCCCCGGATGAAGCCGGGAACCCGCGCTGCCCACTTTGCCTATGCGCCGGTCCCTATGCGTCGAATTGGATCAACGGCGCATCGGACCAGGCGGCAGAGATGGTCGCGGAACTACGCAAGGGCCCCGTCAACATCAAGGCCAAGCGGGAAGAGCACGACCGCCGCGGAGGCTCCGCCTGACCATGCAAGTCGACCTCGAGGCCGTCGTCCCGCCCCGCGCGCTCGAGACCGAGCTCGAGGACAAGATCATGGAGTGGTTCGACGAGGCGGTCTGGAAGCCGATCCTGGACCTGATGGACATCGAGCGGACGAACGCCCTGGACGACTGGGAGCTCTTCCCGGCCGAGCTGGGGTCGCTGGGCGTCCAGCGGAGCGACATGCCGCAGGTTGAGGCCTCGCACCGCGGCGCCCTGATCGCATTCCTGGCGGCGCGCGGCATCGCCCACAAGGCCGGGGAGATGCCGGCCAACGAACTCCAGCCCACCCAGGCGATGTTCTCGCCGGCCAAGGTCGAGCGGGCCCGGAAGAACGACGGCGACCGCTCCGTCCTGGTCTCGCTGGATCTCTACGTGGTGGACGGCCATCACCAGTGGTACGCGGCCCTCCAGGACGATCCGGCCGGCCCGCTGCCGATTATCATCTTCGACGCCTCGGTCGAGAAGCTCCTGGTCGAGATGGGCGAGTTCCCGAGCGTCGTCCGGGACAACGCCACGGTCAGCCCGGAGATCGACGCGGCCCTCCGGAGCGGCCGGCTCATCTACGCCAACGGGGCCTTCTCAGGAGACTTCAACGCCAAGATCTCCCGGGCCCTCCGCCAGCTGGGCGCCAAGTTCGACGAGCGCGGCAAGGTCTACCGGCTGGCCCTCGACCAGATGCCCTACGCGCTCCGCGGCGCCGTGGCGGCCGCGCGCGAACGCTCGCTCGATCTCCACGAGGGCATCAAGCGCACCCTGGACCTCGTGGGCCAGAACGTCGCCGACACGCCGGTCCTCGGCCTGGGCATCGATGGCGTGATCGGCAAGATCCTCAAGGACCTCAACCAGCAATTCGTGAGCGCGGTCGGCGACGCCAAGAAGGGCATGACGGCCCTCGAGGCCGTGACGGTGCCGGCGGACTTCTCGGCCTCGATGACCCGCCAGGTCCGCGAGCACCTGACCGACACCCTCGAGCTCCCCATCAAGAACTTCACCGAGGAGCAGACCAGGAAGCTGCGCCTCATGGTCGAGGAGAACTGGCAGAAGGGCGGCCGCTTCGACCGCATCCAGGAGATCCTCCGCAACCAGTACGGGGTGACCCAGCGCAAGGCGAAGTTCCTCGCCCAGCAGGAGACCACCATGCTGGCCTCCGAGTTCATCCAGGCGCGCGCCCAGGACGTCGGGTCGACCGAGTACCGCTGGGACACCCGCCGCGATGCGAAGGTGCGGCTCGACCACAAGAAGCTCGAGGGGAAAACCTTCAGCTGGGATGACCCCCCTCTGGCCGATTCAGAACGGGGCATTCACGCGAACCCCGGGATGGTTTGGGGTTGCCTACCGGGAGACGCGCGGGTCGAAATCGCACACCGTGTAAAAAAAGCGTTCCGGCGCTGGTATGCTGGCGAGTTGGCCACGTTCGTTACGGAAGATGGCAAATCGTTCAAGGCTACACCGAATCACCCGGTGCTTACGAGCCAGGGGTGGAAGGCGATAGGCGAACTCGATCAGGCGGACTACGTCATCCAGCTGCCGGCCGAGCACGTCCTCCCGCTTGGCCGGGAATTGGACCGCCATGACCGTGTAGCCGTGCTGAGCGAGATATTCGACGCGCTCCGCGAAGTGTCGATTCGCCGAGTGGCGCGGGGTAGTCGTGACGACTTCGACGGCGATGGTGCCGACGGCAAAATCGAGATTGTAGGGCCCGCACGGTTTCTGGGGCTCAACCGGCAGGCCGTGGCGGCGCAGCGCTTCCTCCAGGATGGCCTCACCTTTGCCGCGGCGCTTGCAACGGCGGTCCGCGCACTTGGCATGCAATTTCTGCCACCACTCCCGGGGCTGCTTGGCGACGGCAGCATGGGAGGCCTTCGTCAGAGCTTTGCGGGCGTCGGGGCTCAACCGCTGCATGCGGATCAGGTTGGCCTCCGAGCCGGTCCGGATCGCAATGCCCTGCTCGACCAGAACACGCCGGATCACGTTGCGGCCAAGGCCCGTCCGCAGGCTGATGGCGAGCTCGCTCTCCCCGCCGGTGTAGGCCGCGACGAGCGGCGCGGGATCGGGCGCCAGCTTGTTCCAGGCAGCGTGGATTTGTGGGATCGCCACACCAGCCTCGCGGAGCTTACGCGACAGGCAGTCCGGACCGAAGCCGACGATCTTCTCCATTTTCTTCAGGGTCATGCCCTGGGCCAGAAGGCGCTTCGCGTGGTCGAGGTGAGACGGGAGAAATTTGCGGGACATGTTTATAACTTGGAGACAGCGATGGGGTGGTACGGGATCAACGGGCTGATCTTCCATAACTGCCGATGTGTCGCAAGGCCCATTTTGAACCTGCAGGCCCGGAGGGTCGCATGATCCCGATCTCCACCACCCTGGGCGGTTGCCCGGTCGACCTCGCGGGCCGC